AAAAGTTGGACCAACAGCACATTTAAATTCATCAGTTCGAGAGTTTATCCAGCGAGCATGTTTATATTCAGGATAGGATTCATCCTTAACGAATGATTTAACATTATAATGCTTTTTCTTAAGCACACCACCACACTCTGCCCATTTACGCAATAATTCATTCTTACGAGTGCGAGAATAAGTCGTTTTCTCCAACCAATTTTCAACAGACAAATCAGTTGTGGGTGATAATGGTGTTAAATTAGTGCAACACCATAGGTAAACAAAAGTCTTTAAACGAAGAAGTATTTCCTGTTCTGGATCAGGTGGTTTACAGGCAAATCGCTTCTTTACTCCAGCAATAACAGTGTGCATGTCTGTGTGATCGACATGTGGCATCGAAACGCCAAGTATATGGCAACCTAAGGACACCTTAACTGGCGGTCTAAGGTTTGGTTGATGGGGGATAAGCTCATTAGATTTAATAATGACATTATCTTTAATTGCCCCAAATACAGGTAAGTCTTGCTCGGACGCCCTATATCCATATACAACACACCGCGTTTCACTTATTGTGGAGACACGGGAAAACCCAGCGCAGTGCTAACGCGGCGCCGGGTTTTAAAAATAGCTCTAGCTACTAATAAGGTATCTTCTACGATATTGGTTCCATATTTAATTATGGCAAATTTTGGTAGATTAATTGTATGAATATTACCAGCCAAGTGTTGCATTTTTGATAAAACAACTTCCTCAGATGCACCTATACTAACAACAGAAGGCGCAAGCAACTGAAACAATAACTCAGCAGATATTATACCATCATAATCAACTTGTTGTGGTATAATTTTTGTTCTATCAATCCTCTTAATAGAAAAGTGTCTCAACAATGGATCTCTATGTATCATGTCACCTCGCCTTGCATGGTCATCTCTAACATCAGTCATGTGGTTACCATACTCATCAGACAGAAGATCATAAGGAATTGCATCTTTGAGTTCAACTTCAAATTCTTCTTTCAAAACGTCTACCCCTAATTTAATATCGTGCACGCTGTCAAATGCCAACGCAATAGGCTTAATTTTCATAATTAAATCTTGCAAAAACTTAGAACATTTATCCGCCAAATTTGGTTTACGATTAACTTCCTCTCCAATAGCATTGACTGTAGATTTAACAAGTTCATCATTATCTATATTGTCCTTAATAAATTTCTCAACAACCGACAAGTCATCAACTATAGAACTAGTTCGAGCAAAAGAAAAATAATCACTTAATTTCCATTCATCGAGATATTCCTTCAAATGTAGATTCACATTAATTTCTTGTTTTTGATAAGTTTTCTTGTCTTTCTTTTTCTTTTCATCTTCAATGTTTTTGAGGTAATATTCACGTTCCTTGTAGGCATTCTCATAAAATTCGGAATTAATATTTGGCATCATTAAATTATCATATTCAACCTCAAGCATTTCAATTTTTGCTTCTTTATCTGCAAACTCCTGATCACGCATCTCGGCAAAAGCATTACTTAAAAAAGCATCTTGCTCAGCTCCACGGGTGGAG